CGACTAACATCGTTTTTACGAAGTCTTGACAAGACTTCTAGACCTACGTGTGCGATTTTACTTGCACGCCGTTGGCCAATAAAACGGTGAGTGTAAGGATGGCTCACTGGTGGAAACATCAGTGAGTATACCTTTTCACTTTTCTCGAATAGATCCTTTGGTTCACCTTCCTCGCTTAGAGCTATGACAGTTTCTAGATATTGATCTAGTTGTGCCGATAGTGCATAAACAAGTGGGTGGTCCTCAGGAAGTCCGTGGTTCGGTGTTGAGGTCATAGCCTTGTCAGGGCTATCAGACTCTGCAAGTTTAGTAATAAACTTGTTTAGTCTGTGGATCTCTTCCCAGAAATCATCTTGGGTTACTACCTCACGGCAGTAATCAAGTTGGTGCTGGGGCCACAGCCAATCTTCGATCTTACCCTCATACGAGGCTAGATCGGATAGGGCCTGGGGTTTTCCCCCCAGGCATTGTGGTATAGAGAGCAGAGCCGAGTATTTACTCGAGAGAGTAATACCCATGAGCTTCAACACAGGGGAAACAGGTACCGTATGGTAACCAAGGTCTATAAGTAGCCTTAGTACCTCTAGTACTTGTACTGGGTGTCTTTTGACAACCGGTAGAAGGAAAACAGGGAATCCCGTTACTTCTTCACCTTGTGAGAAAAATCTCTTTGCTATTTCAGCAGAGTGATATGACTCAGTGGATTTCACTTGTGAGACTTGAACCCCTAGTTCTGATACGTTCTCCAAGAACCTGTGATAAACAACAGGCTCGAAGATTGCGACATCATCTCCTAGGATCAAGTACTCTCGGAACCGGGTAAAACCGACTTCGTGAGCAGAAAATTCGACCAGAGCGTGTAGCGTTATTGTTGCTACCGCCCATGACGAATAAACTCCCATGGGTGTACCAGTACTGTATTCAATTACAGTATCGGAAGAGTCTACTGTGAACTTTCGTTCGCAGACGACTCTGTTCCACGCTTCTTCAACCTCGGCACCGAGTACTTTCATAACTAGTGTCCGCTGCGGTCCCCTAGGGAACCGGTCAGTAAACGCTGTTATGTCAGCTGTACCGACGAATTTTCCTCTTAGAGTTTTCTCTTTGAGGATTGTTTTTAGGTAGCCCTGCCGGTATGTACAATCAGTCTTCATATGCCGAAGTCGGTTTATGAACTCCTTATGTACTGGGTATAGTGCAAGTTGACTCCAGTAGTCTGCAATAGCAACTACTCTTGTCTTACCTGCTCTATCCTGAAGAAATCTAATCCTTGAG